GCGTGCTACCTTTTGACCGATACTGGTTCTTCAGCTTTGACGAACTAGAACGATCATTAGGTATCGGAGGCATCCTTGACTTTAAAGTGGTTCTTCCAAAAGAAGAACCACCTGTTAAGGTATGCTTTGTTCCGAAGACGCAAAAGGCGCCTCGAGTCATTGCCATTGAACCTGTGTACAATCAATACGTACAGCAGGGACTGATGCGGGTCTTAGTTCCAGCCATAGAGCGCGATAAGCGCTTGAAAGGCCAGATTAATTTCACCGATCAATCAATCAATGGCGCCTTGGCTCTCTCGTCTTCAATTACGAGAGAGTTTGCTACGATAGACCTTAAGGACGCAAGCGACCGCTTAAGTGCGGCCGTTGTGCATCTTATGGTGCAAAGTTTTCCCGATTTAACCCGGGTTGTCTTTGCATGTCGTAGTAAATATGCAAAGCTCCCAAATGGAAAGATAATTCCCATGAAGAAGTTCGCATCTCAAGGATCTGCTCTAACTTTCCCTTTAGAGGCTATGGCTTTCTATTCGATTGCCATTGCTTCCTTTATGGAACGTTATGGACTCCCTATACATCACCCGAGGGTCGTAGGCTTTTGTAAAAAGGTCTACGTCTATGGTGATGATATAATTGTACCTACCAAGGAGGTAGATACCGTCATCAACGGTTTGGAATCCGCAGGACTCCTGGTGAACAAGAACAAAACCTTTGTTCAAAGTCACTTTAGGGAATCTTGCGGTATAGATGCATTTGGGGGGAACATCGTTACCCCTATTTACATCCGAACCACTCCGCCGAAGACGAAGCGTGACGCTGCCGGAGTCGCTGCGACGGTGTCCAGTGCCAATCAGTTTTATCTGAAGGGTTATTGGAAGACGTCGGCTATTCTACGAGCGATTGTAGAACAGGTCATGGGGACAGAGTTGCCCCATGTCAGACCTGACTCGGCGTTGTTAGGTTGGTATTCAGTCTCTGGCCATTATTCTGTCATGCGATGGAATAATGAACACCAGTGCTTC